GAAATTTTGGTTTAATTTTTTTTCTTTTCCATGTTTCCAATATTTGTGGTACATATTCAACCGGATCTTTTAAATTTTCATTTGGATGTAAAATATTATAACATTCATAGTGATGAGTATCAAATACAACTGGAATATTTACTTTATCCGAAATTATTAAACAATCTTCAATTGAATAACATTTTTCGCAATTTTCCAAAACTAATCTTTTTTTAATCATTTCTGGTAATTCCTCATATTGTTTACACCATCTTTCAATTGTTTTTTTTTTATCTCCATATATACCTCCGCCATGAACTACCATCACAGAATCTTCACTCAATCCCATTAAATCTAAAACAATTGCATGATACTCAAGATCCAAGATTGTCTTTTCTAATACCTCCTTATTAGGTGTACCAATTACATTATATTGACCAGGATGAAATGTGAGTCTATGATTATATTTTTTTGCTAGATTTCCTATTTCTAGCAACAAATCTTTCGCAAAATCAAATGAATATGCATCAATTTTGGGATTTGATTTATGTGGAAATAATTCACTACTTAATCTAAATACTTTAATATTATTTTCTTCATTCCATTTAATCATTTTTAATACATCATCAAGATTTTGAATAATTTTTTTCTTCAAGCTATCAATACCTTCTTCATTTATTTTTCTGATAATCATTTTTCGCGAGCAATAAATAGGTGGTTTTTGATTCTTTAATTCTAAATTTTGACAACATAAACCCAATTGAATAGGTTTATTTATTGATGTCATCTTTCTGTTAACTATTATTTTATTTAAATTTCAATTTTTTCATTGAGTTATTTATCAATTTTTAATTTAAATATTTATGATAATTTGTTTTATGCGCTTAACTAAGAATAATTTTTTAAGCTTATCAAAAAAAAATTGATATTAAGATTTCATATGCTTAAAATCAAATAATAAAGATCATCATCAATAATGTCATCAAAGTCACAAGCTATGATTAATTCTCATTTTAATTTCAATTGTCATCAGCCTAATTGGTTGATTTTTGGAATTGGAAAACGAATTTATCATGCGTGGTTTCAATTTGAGGATAAAATGAATTATTTAAAGTATGGCGCATGTATTTTCAAAAATGAAACGACTAATGATCTAGAAGAATATTTTGGGGAATTTCATTTGGACACGGCAATGAATAGATTTGAAAGATTTCCGGTTATTACCAAAATTCATAATGAAACTATAAAAAATTTCCTAGGGTCTATTCATACTAGATCACAAAAAATAATATTCTTTGAGAGTAAAAAATTTAAAAAGTTTCTTTTAAAATGTTTTGTTCAATTTGGTGTTAGGAAACGTGAGAAAAATAATTCTTATGAATCTCTTATCCAAAAGCAATTTGATTATGAAAAATGTAAGATTTACAAGAATATTCGAACAATTACAAATAAATCTTTGAACGAAATTCAAAAGAAGGTTTCAGTTTCATTTAAAATGAAAAAGAATTTTTTGAAAAAACATAATCTTGATGGCAAGAAATGGGAATTGATTAATCCGTTTGAATATAATCCTAATACAAAAGCTTTTTCAATTCACGAAAAAATGAAGGTTAATTATTTCAAGTGGTTTGATAATACTCGTCATTTTACAATTTTAATTCAATTTGATCCTGAAAGGAATATTGCTCGTTATGGAGCTTGTATTTATCGTTTTGATACACAGGCTGATGAAAACGAAAATATTACAGTAAAAATGAACTATGAAACTGCCTATCAAAGATTTATTCGCAAACCAGTATTCTGTAAAATTCCACTTAGATTTCATGATCATTATAATCTACGTTCCGTTTCTAGTGGAGTAATCCCAAAAACAAAAGCTAATTTAAAAATTATTCATAGAGCACTTTGTTTATTTGGAGTAAGAGACAAAAATTATTGCGATACTCGATCAATCGGATGTTTATCTATTGAAAATAAAATGTCATCTGATCTGAAAAAATGGAGAAGAAAATTGGATAAACTTGAAAAGAAAATTGGAAATCATCACGAGCAATTAAAAAATATTTCATTTCAAAAAGAAAACAAAAAAATCCTTCAGAAAGATAAAAATATCATTCCAAAGATCATGTCCAAATCGCTAATTCTTGCTGAAATTTCAGATCATTCACTCAAAATTAGAAAGAAACAAGCTTATAGCAAGCGTCAAAGGAAATTAAATGAAAAGTTTTTAACTCAAAAAAGAGTCCAAAAAGAACGACGCAAAGCTATCAAAACATATCATAAACGTATTTAAATTAAATATCCAAAATTTATCAATAAAAAAAATTTAAATATATTTTTTTTTATTCATTTATTTCTTTGATACATCATAAATGACGCCACCCTGGATTAAACAAAAGACTTTCAGATCTTCAGGCTGACGCTCTCCCATCTGAGCTATCGCAGCTATTATAAAAATTAACATTTAAAAATAGAACAAACTCTATTATATAACGAAACCGGTGCCATACTAGCTTTAACAACAGTTAGTTTTGCATCGAAATCAGGTTTGCTACTAATCATTTTTCTAGCCTGTTTATCTGTCAAAACTGGTTTAATTTCGCAATTGCACAATCCTGCCCAATTATTCGCCCAAGCATATATATCCTTTTCACTCTTTGCTAATGCAACAGCATATCCTGATCCAGTTCCTAGATCGTGCCATCTTCCTAATGGTTCGCAATCACCAGAGTCCGCATCGTCCTGTTCTTTAGATAACCCCGCAAATGCCTTTTGTCCATCTAACTTTTTATCTTCCAAAAATTTGTAATTTATAGCAAATATTACTTCTGCATCACTAGGTTCAGCATCTACATTATCATATTCAACTACATATTCAGGTGTCTTCCCTAAAAGAATTTCTCTCGCTGTATTGTCATCACAAATAGGTTTAATTGTAATATTAGCCATGCTTGACCAATTATATAGCCATGCTGCTATTGATTCATAGTTATCAGCCTCACAAATAAATGTTCCGCTCCCAGTCCCTGCATCTGACCATCTACCAATTAACTTAACTCCTTGACTCTCTTTTTCATCATCTTCAGGAGTCATCGAAGCAAAATATGTCATACACGCTACTCTTGAATTATCAAAAATTTCCCACGTCCCTAAATAAAGCATTTTATGATTTATACTGTAAATAATCCTTTAAATAATTTATGCAATATAAAATAACATATAACAACTTTTATATACATTATATATTAAAATTTGAAATAATATAAATTCATTTTTATTCTATAGTTCAATATTTATATGAATTCCAACTCTAAACCAGAAGAAATGTTCCACAAAAATGAAATATTTTTTAGAAAAAAAGATTTTTTATTAGGTATTGTAATAAAAAATATCGCAAAGTCAACGAATTTAAAATGTGACACTAACTATTATCATGTTGATTTTTGTAATCATCGTCAAGACTTTCGTTTTCCTGAAAGTGAAATGATTAGATCTAGTTATTTTTTGAAAACAATGATTAATCAAAGTAATAATTAAGATTTTCTATTTCATTTTCGTTTGCCGATTAATAACTCTAACTGACTAATTTTCATATTTTATTGATAATAGTGTTAATAATGATTCAATAAAATGATCAATCATCTCTTCTGTATGATATCCAGTTACATTAATTCTTAATCTTTCGGTCTTCTGTGGTACTGTAGGAAAATTTATTGGTTGTACATAATGATGAAAGTCTTCAAATAATTTTTTACAAACCCAATTACATTTATTTGAATCCCCTATTAAAATTGCAATAATATGAGATTCGGGATAATTCGTTTCTATCGTTTCTATATTATTTTCTTTTAATTTATCATTGAAATAATTTACATTTTTAAATAATCGATCTCTCTCTCTTTGTGATTTTTTAATTACTTCTATACTTTTGATTGTTGATTCCGAAATATGAGAAGGAGTTGATGTTGTAAATATAAAAGATGCTCCAAGTAATCTAATTGAATCTATTAAATGATTATCACCAGTTATATAACCTCCAATTGTCCCAAAAGCTTTTCCAAATCCACCCATAATTATATCAAATTTATTCTGATGATCTTCCAATTCCGTAATACCAGCTCCTGATTCTCCATATACACCAACAGCATGTATTTCATCAATGAATGTTAAAGCATTATATTTTTTTGCTAAAAAACATAAATCATCCAATGGTGCCTTAGATCCATCCATCGAATAAATTGATTCAATGGCAATTATATTCATCTTCGTTGACTTTTTTAAAAGAGATTCTAAATCATCCATATTATTATGTTTAAAAATCTTTTTTTCTAAACCACTTGCACGAATACCATGAATCATAGATGCATGATTATCCCTATCCGAATATATTTGAGCGTTGGGAAATAATTTGCCAAACGACTGAAACGTAGAATAATTTGCAGAAAATCCTGAATTAAAAATTAGTCCCGATTCCTTATTATGAAAATTAGCAATACATTTTTCAAGACGAAAATGACTGGGTGTAGATCCTCCAATATTTCTCGTTCCACCAGTTCCTATACCATATTTCTCTATTGTTTCAATTGCTTTTTTTTTAACACATTCATTTTGCGACATAATCATATAATCATTTCCACTCCAAATTGTTTTACAATTATTTAAATAATGGAATGTAATCCCATTTTTATTTTTATTAATGGGTACAAAATTTCTGTAATTTCCATTATTTTTATAATTTTTAATAAAATCTAAACATAAATTTTTAAACATTGTAATAATGATTATAAAATTTTTTCACAATAAAACCAAAATTTTAAAAGATAATCATAATTCTTATAATAATTCTATACTCATATCTGAAATACCAAAATCATTTAAATTTCAAGTAAATTTTTTTTTTTTTTTTTTATTATATGAAGGAATATTATTATTTTCAGATATCATCCTTACCAAAACATGGTTGGTTACAAAATTGTTATTTGTGTGGAATAATAACTTCCAATACTTACAAATATAATTTTAAAAGTATAGGTTCACATTATTTCCACATTTGTCCCGGATGCAAAAGTAAATACAAAAGATTATATAATAATTCTTATGATTATTTTTTACAGGATTCAATAAAATATTATTTACATAAAGATTATCATTATGATTCGATTTAAAACTAAATATTATAAAATTTAATTATGTAAATTTTTTTTTTTTTTTTGCGTTTGATTAATTTAAATTTAATCTTATTTTTTATTTAAAATGAATAATTCCTGTGAAAAAAAACCAAATCATGAACAGTTTTTGAAAGATATTAAAAGTATTGAGAAATTATTAGATTATCTTAATACTAATTCTATAGAAATATTTAATGAAGCAAAAGATGCACTTGAAAATATTAAAAAGGGATCAGGCTGTCCTCATTTTCAAAAATGTCCAAAATCAACTAATTAAATATTATTATTATATAAAAATAATTTTATTAATAATATATATAATTTATATATTAAACAAATGAATCTTAATTTAAAAAAGATACATATAAATACTTTTATTTCATCCATCGATCCTAATGGCGAACATTTAGAAAATGTTATCGAAAATCTAAATTCATTAAATATTTATGATGAAATCTATTCAGAAATATTATTTCATTTTAATACAATTTTAACACAATGCAGAAAAGAAAATTTAATTGATTATCAGGACGAATATATTCTTTGGACTATTCATCACGAAAATAAAACTATGAATAGTAATATTAAAGAAATGAAAATAAATAAAATTCTTAATATAATTAATTCATAGTCATTTAAAAATAAATCATATATAATTAATAAAAAAAAAAAATGATTTTTGTATTATCTGATATATTTGGAATATTAGGTGGAATATTTGGAATGATATCTTCTATCCCACAAGTTTATAAAACAATCAAAACTAATAAAACTAAGGATATACATTTGTGTACATGTTTATTACGTGTGATTTCATCCATTTCATGGATATTATTCGCCTATCTAAAAATACAATATGTAATGATTTTTAGTAGTTTTATTGTTTTATTTGTTGAATCCATATTAATATTTTTTATATACAAATCAAGAAATAATCGCTGGCAAAAATTACCAAGTGCTGATGATTCTGATAATAATGATTCCAATACAATTGAACTACAAAAAATTTAATTTTTAAAATACTCGTAAGTATAAAAACCTATTGCATTTGCAGGATAAGCTCTTAATAAACTTATACTGATACCCCTATATAATTTACCTTTTTTAATTGCTGATTGTATACATTCACTATTTCCCGATTGTATTCGTGTTTTTATTACATCAATCGGATATGTTACTATCCAACTAATCATTCCTGCTATTCCACCTGCATTCATAATAGATATTTCATATGATCTAAGTTTTTCATAACTTTGAAAATATAATGCATAGGCTGGTATTTCTCGCATTAAGCAAATATCCACACCAGTAAATATTTTATTCATTTTCGGTAAATTTAATTGTGATCTTATTTTATAATATTCTATTGGACATAGTACAAATCCTGTTACAACTCCTGATAATCCTCCAGATACAAAAGTATTATAATGTCTATTTGCCTTAAAATAATTAAATATACCAAAATTCAATGAACTTACCATACTATTTGTCAATAATGGATAGCTTACACCTTTATACATATTTACTATTTTAAACTTTTTTTGATTTTGAATACAAACTTTGAAACTATCAAATGGATGACCAACTATTACTTGACTTATTCCTGATAAAAATCCAGAAAAATAATGATCCATATTTATATTCTCTCAATTTTTTTTATACTGTTTTTTTTTAAATCATATTTATTTACAATTATTTATTATTTTAAATGATTCATCAACTACATTTAAAATTAATATATTAATATTTTTTTTACATAAAATTATTTTCAGCAATAATTTATTATTATTCATGAAAAAAATTTAATCTCTTTAATTAAGCACTTACAACCACATTTGTTCCTCCCTCTTTTAAAAAACTATTTGCATATTTCTGATATTCACTTGAATAAAATATAATATACCAACTCTTAATTAATGTATCAATGGTAAATAATCCAAGTATAACCAAATTAATATAATTCATTACACCAAGTGGATGTCTACCAACCACATCATCACCACCATAATACGCAAATGTTATCCATGATCCATATTGATGTACCACCCCAGCAGACATCAAAAATGTAGATGGTAATCCATTCCCATATAATCTATTTACTGTTGACATAAATAAATATATTAATGATAATATCTCTTGAACAAATGCATAATCTCTACTCGGTCCTTGTGTATCATCTACCAAAAAAATTACAAAATATGATATAAAAAAACTTAACCATAATAAATATAATCCAGGATCTTTCATATATTTATCCTCCAATTGATATAATGTTTCGGTTTTAATCATTACTATAATATATTAACTTAAATTATATACTTTAAGCCTTTTTACGTATTTCGAAAAAAAAAAATTTTGATTTAAAGAATTTTTTTATACTATTTCACAATTTTTTTGTTTTAATAATAATTTTTTGTTTAGAGATTCAATATAAACTACATATCTATCTTTTGATTTTATATAGTCCTCTATTAATCCTATTTTATCATTATATTCTTTTTTTTTTAAATCTTTAATTTTAACTTTTGTATTTTTTTCTAGATTTTTATCTTCAATTTTTGATTCTTCTTCTTCTTTATTTTCATTATTCGAATTTTCAGATTCAAATTCTAATTTACTTTCATTATTTAAATTCTCAGGAAATGATTCTTTCGTTTTCATAATACTCTCCAAAATATTTGGATTATCCATCATATTTTTAGCCATCTCCATTAGTTGAGGATTATTTTTTATCATCTCCATCATATTATTCATCATATTCGGATCAGACATTAAATTATTTACGCTATTCATAATATCGGGATTATTCATTTCAAATAATTTATACAAACAAAATAATAATCAATATTTTACTCACCAATATTATTACAATTTTGAATATATTATACTTTTAAATCCATTTTCATTTATTGGTATTTCACCCTTTATTGTTGCTCTTCTCATTTTTCTATATAATGGATAATAATCATTGCAAGCATAATGTTGAGTAGATCTATTATCCCAAATCGCAACATCACCTTTTCTCCATTCCTTTCTTATTTGAAATTCAGGTATATTTACCTTATCCAATAAACTTTTTAAAAAATCCTTTTTTTTTCCAATAATTTCTTTAGTAAATAATGAATTCACATATAATATTTTTTCATTAGTATCTCTATTAACACGAACTACTGGATGAACCACATTTGGATGTTTCCTTCTTTCATCCTCAATTACTTTAGGATCATAATTTTTCATTTCCATCCCTTCCAAAAAAACATCATATGAATGCACTGCCTTTAAATCCTCTATTTCTTTTTTAATATTTTCATCAAGATTCTCATAAACCATATTCATATCAGTCCATATTGTATGACCCAATTTTTCTGGACATTCCTCGCAATATAAAATACTTGATAAAGAAGGAATCAATCTCCATGATACATCTGAATGCCAAATATTTTCTGCACCAGGATTTTTATCTGATTTTTCCAATATTAATAATTCAGGATGTTTTTCATGAGGATAATATGGATGTATCTCAAGATCTCCAAATACTTTTCCTAATCTTAAATGACTATCAGGATGCATATCCTGATTTTCAAAAAAAAGAACCTTTCTTTTAAATAATAATTCTTTAATTTTTAAACATGTTTCATCGTCTATCTTATTTAAATCTATATTTTTTATCGTTGTTCCAATTGTTGCTGAATGATGTACTAAATCAAAATTTTTTAATTTTAAATTTCTTTTTTCTTCTCTTTTATCTGCTATTAATAATAAAGTTTTAAGTTTTTTCTTTAACATAAAATGATTTTTTTGTTTTTTAATATTATAACTAAATATAATAATTCACCTCAAAATTTATTTTTTTAGATATTGACAATTTATACTTAAAAAAATAATATACAATATCAAATATGAATCATTTCTTAATTATAATTAATAAAAATTTAATCAATTCTGAAAAAATATTTAACCAATATGTATTGCCACAATTAAAAAAAAAAATTTGTAATTGCACTATTGCCGAAAATATTGATTCCATTTTTTATTTTAATGATTATGATGGAATAATCGCAATAGGCGGTGATGGTACATTAGTTCCAATAATTTATACTATAGTCAATCATAACCTCCTATTACCTATTCGTCATATTCCCGCTGGAAGTGGAAATGGATTATCAAGATCTTTCCTTCATGAAAAAAAAATAGATTATAATATTGAAAATGCATGTATTTTAGATAAAGAAATTGAAACTATTGATATGAGCTTATTTATTTTGAATAATAAACAAATTTCTTTTCTTTCAATTACATGGGGTATAATTAGTGATATTGATTTCGAAACAGAATGGATGCGATATTTAGGTGAATATAGATTTACACTTGGAGCAATCTATTTCTTATATTCAAATCAATCATATTATGGACAACTTGACTATTTAGATGAGAATAATAAATTAATCACAATTACTGGAGAATTTATATATTTTGTTGCATCTAACACATCTCATATAAGCACTAATGCATACTCAATGCCATTTTCAAAGTTGGGTGATGATATTATACATATAACTTATTTAAAAAAACCATTTAATCGGTTTAAACTTTTACAAATTTTATTATCTTTATCAGAAGGAACTCATTTAAAATATTTACATTACATTAAAACAAAAAAATTTTGTTTGAAAACAAATGGAGGAAGAATTATGTCTGATGGTGAGAATATAGATACAAATAAAATTGATGTTGAAATCCACCCAAAAAAAATAAAATTATTTTAATTTAATAATTTTCTGCATAATGCGCATTTATTAATTCTATTTCTACATTGTTGACAATAAAAATGACCACAACCACTTATGCATGCATTTTTATTAGTTAATTTCTCATAACAAATACAACATTCTTCTTGATAATTTAATAAATCTAAATATTTATTTTTTATATTTGATGGCAAATCTTGTAAATATTTTTTATGATAAAATTTATCTAATCTTTCATTTTCTATAATTTCATTTTGTATATTTAAGTAATATAAAAATAAAGGCAAATGCTTCGTTGCCTTTGGTTTACTAATAAACCATAGCCCGAAGGGCGTATACGGCTTCGCCTATAAAATTAGAGATATACAATATTTCTTTATGAAAACCAGATGATTGTATAGATT